GGGGCTATGCTCGAAGAACGTCACCAAGCTGGGTGGGTTCCGCAAAGGCATTTCCCGTTTGTACGATTTTGACAGGTACTCCAAACTACTGATGAACCGAAGGATTTCCTATGGGCGGCACCTATAAAGCACCAGATATAGCGGCGGCGAACCGCGAGGCCGTCATGGCCTCCATCGAGACTTTCCCGCTCCAGCGTGAGATCGAGGCGGCATCGCGTATAGGTGCCAAGGTTCGGGTTCCTATCTACAAAGACGGCAAGGAGACCGGTCAGTTCAGAGAGGTTGATTTTGGACCTGTATCCGACATCGCTCAGACTAAAGCGATCGGTCAAGCACTGGCTGATCTGGCTCCAGTACAAGCTCAGCGCGAGCTTGAAGCTGCTCAGAAGTACGGCACCCAGTTCGCCCAGCAACGTCGCGCCGAACTTCAAGCTCTTGACCCGGAGCGTTACGGCACCGCAACCGAGCCGGGCCTCTACGCCCAATTCCTCAAAGACATCGGCAGTCGCCCCATCGCCGAGGAAACTATCGCCGCGCCTTCCTACGAGCGTGTGGGTATGCCTACTGGCCCCCAGGATACCGGTGAGGCCGCGAGGATCCGCAGCGATCTCGAACGCCAGATCGGTGCCGGTCTCGCTCAGGCTGGTACGCTCGATCCTGCTTTGATTCGAGCCGCTGAGCAGGCCGCTCGCGCCCGCGGAACCGCTTCCGGAAACGTCCTCGGTAACCTCTCCGCATTCCGCGAGGCCCGCGCTGTCAGCGAAGCGATCGGTAACGCCGATGTCCAACGCCGTCAGCAGGCTCTTGGCCTACTCCAAAGCGGTCAGACCACCAGCGATGTCGCCAATCGACAGGCGCAGGAAGCCTTCCAGAACATCCTCGCGGCCACCGGTCAGCGGAACACCGCGATGCAGCAGAGCTTCGCGGGCCAGATGGCCTCGCAGCAACAGCGTCAGGGCGCACAGCAGCAGAACATTGCGAATATCCAGTCTGCTCTAGGTCTCCAGCCGATCGTCTCCCAAGCCGCTCAGCTCGGTGGTCTCCAGCAGGGTGCTTCGCCGTTCGCTGCTCCTCAGTTGTTCCAAGGAATGCAGCAGGCTGGACCCGGACAGCTCATGCAGATGGGTTCGAGCTTCGCGTTGCAGAATGCTCAGAACGCTTTCCAAGCCTCGCAAGCGAACTCCCCGTTGGCCATCGCCAAGGGTGTCACCGGCGCAATCGGTGCGCTTGGTTGCTACGTCGCCCGCGAGTGTATCCCGGATCAGTGGGAGGCGTTCTTCTTCTGGAAGGAACTCGTCGGTCCCGCTTGGTTCAAGAGCTTCTACGACAGCAATGCCGAGAAGTTCGCCAAGTGGCTCAAGAACAAGCCGAAGGCGAAGAAGCTGGTGGCCAACTGGATGCTCGGTCGAATCAAGAGCTTGGTTCCCAAAGCTTGATCTATGGCAAGCGATACCAGCACAGATACGTCAGGATCTGGAACGGATTCATCAAGTCCGAATCAGGCGTCTGAAAGGCTGTATCTTGCCAACGGCGAGTATCTGCCGTGGGGTGCGCCCATTCCCGGAATGGGCGGACTCCGAGTTGGAGATGAACTTGTTAGTACGGATGGGGTTCGCTGGGACTGGCAGATCGATGACTGGGAAACCGCAGGCCAACCAGTCGATCTCTCAACCCCTCCACCCCCCAAGTTCGGACCAGTAACTGCATCTGGATACGCTCAGCCTCCTGTCGATCCGCTGAGCTACTACTCGACACCAGAGCCGACTCCTGCGCCGACTCCGTACACTGGTGGGCCAACTCGATGGACCGAGGTTTATCGTCCTCCTGTAGACCTGAGCAACATCCAGACGTTCACGCCGGCTCCCACTCCGGTTTCTCAGCCTACCCCTCAGCCAACCCCGACTCCTGCTCCTGCTCCCCAAGAAGCCACCTACAGTAGCGAAGGGGAGGACTCCGGAATCAGCCTGATTACCCCTGAGAACAGGGAGCGGTACATCAGGGAAGGCACGATGGATCTTCAACAGCCTCCGGTATCGACTGTTGTAAATCCTCTCCCTGAAACCAGTATTCCAAAGGTCGAAGATGTTGATACCAACATTTTTAGCGGTGTTGTTACGACCCCTGTCCAAGGAGGGGAGAAGCCATACTATGTCGAGAACACTGGTGTTCCCGGCACTGTCGAGGCAAAGCCACCCACTCCGGGTCTGGTTCCGCTTGATAAGCCTCAGATCACGTTCCCGATTGTAACAACTCCTGTAACTCAAACTGCTCCTACAAGAGTTCAAGCTATACCTTATCAAGGGAAGCCGGTTACCAATCCTCTGATCGAACCAACCACAATTCCGGTTGCGACCCGCAGGATGATTGAGGCTATATCCCCCGGCTACTTCAAGGACATCAACTACGACCCCGATGAGATCCTTGCCGCGGCTATGCGGGTTCTCCGCGGTAGGGGCGCAGGCAGATCGTTGATGGAGTAACACTATGGCTTTCGAGAACTTCCTACAGAACGCCGCCAACTTCGCCACCGGAGGTTTGTACAATCAGCTCTCTGGTCGAGAGCAGGAGCTTGAGCGTCAGCGTCTAGCCGAGGCCGAAGCATTCCGCGCCAACCCGGAGCTGGTGAGAGAAGCCGCCAAGTACGATCCCAGCATCATGGAACGGCTCGGAAACCTTCTCACCGGAGGTCTCTACGGCAAAGCCACCGGCATGGATGAGAAGCTCGAACAGCGGGCGTTGGCCATGCAGCAGATTCGGGAGGATGAGATTCAGAGGCGCATGATGGAGCGGATGAAAGAATACGGCATCGCTCCCGTCGAGGAACCCATGGGAAGCGAACTCAACCCCGACCGCAGCGCGGCACCGATGCCCGTCGCACCTGGAACAATTCGCAAGAAGAACACTTTCGCTGGAGGCTACTGATCTATGGCTACACCTAAATATTTCGACCCTGCTGATATTGAGACACAAGCTAGATACCGCCCCGGTGTCGCTTCCAATATCTTCAACGTCCTGACCGGTGGATTGGCCGGCCAGATCAGCGGAAGCACTCAAAGGGCGCAGGAGGCCGCTCGGGCGCGTCAGGCGTTGCTACAGGAGGAGTTTGGGAAGAGGGATGAGCAGCGGATGCTGGAGCGTCAGTTGATGATCAATGCACTTCAGCAGGGAATTGAGGCTCCTACGGGAGCAACGCTTGAAGAGAAGATGGCCGACTTCAGGAACAAGTCTCTTCGCAAGCAAATTGCTACTACTGAAGGAAAACTATTCGGCTATGGGCAGTCAATGGGGCCAATGCAGTCTCAGGCTGATCCCGCGTTCAACATTGCAGCGGGCCAATCTCAAGCTGAATTGGCTCAACAAGGTGCTGGGCTTAAACAAAGAAGGGATATAGCCGCAGAAGAAAATCGTCAGTTCCTTGAAGGACGAGGAATAAACATTCCTGTTGGAGCAACTGCCGGCCAACTTGAGGCTCTTAGACGCACTGAAGATATCAAGATGCAGTCGAGTATTCCGTTTGAGCAACGCGGAGAAATCGCTAAAGCCGGTTTAAGGAGGCTGCAATCCTCTGGTGCTTATCCGTCACCGATTGATGTGTCCAAGATGACGCCTGCTCAGGCTATTGCGGAGGAAGAGCCTGCTTCCAAACAGTATGCCGAGAGCCAGCGCGTGACTGCGTTTCAGAAACGTGAGCAGGCCGAACAAAATGCTGTACGAGGGTTCATGCAAGAAGCTCGGAAAGAAACACCTGATCAAGCTAAGTTGCAGGATCTGTTCTATAGTCTTCCGATCGATGCCCAGAAAGATGCCCGTAATCGCCAAGTTGCAGGAGTGACGAGCGTCGCAACACCCAAAGAACGTGAACAGCTAACGAAATATTCAGGATTGCTTTCCAAGGCTCAAACACTTGCTGGAAATATATCTGAGTTGGCCAAGAGCGAGGATCTTTCTAAGGTCTCTCAGCAGAACTTCAATGGATTCACGAGTTGGTTTCGTGGTATTCAAAACAAGTATGGCTCCGAGGATCCAAAGGTTGCTTTACTAAACGACGTTGTTCAGCAGTTTGAACAAGTTGTTTCAGGCACTCGTAAAGACCTGTTCGGAGCTTCGCTTACCGGAAACGAGTTAGCTTCAGCGCGTTCTCAGTTCGGTGACCCCAACTCTGCAAACTTCCTACCTCGAATGATCACGTTCTTGGATGGAGTGTTCAGCAGAGATGTTGTTCAAGAGGACTTCAAGGACTTTGGAATCCAAGTTCCTGAAGCTCTTGAGAAGCGCACCCAAGATGCTCGTAACTCTTGGCTTAAGGCTCGTGAAAGCTTCAACTTTGGTGGAAAACAGGGATCATCCGCCAATAAAGACAGCCGCATTCAGCAGCTCAGAGGAGAGCTGGATGCTCTTCGTTCTGCACTCACCAACGCCCCCTCCGCAACTCGATAATCATTATGGAAAATCGCCTTACCCGTGAAGCGGCTCTGGCTCGCATTGCTGAGATTGAGAGGGAGATCTCGCGTTTGGAAGCCGAGCCTGCTGAAGAACAGCGCAGGATTGCAATGGCCACTGCTGCTGCTCGTGCTGGCGGTGGGGGAATGATTGCGCCTCCGAATCAACCTCCTGATTTCACATCCAAAGAACTTGTTCCTGCTGCATTGCGGTACGGTGTTCCTCTTGCCGTTGGGATGGCTACTGGTCCGGTTGGTGGGCTTGCTGCTCTTGCTAGAACTGCGGCGATTACTGGAGGTGCTGCTGGTGCTGGTGAAGCTGGCGCACAGACTATTGAAGAGGGTGAGTATCGACCTAGAGAGATTGTAGGCGCAACCGTTCGTGGTGCCGCTCCCGTTTTCAAAGGATCAGCCGCTCTAGCTAAGACGGTTGGAGGATCAGGTCTTGCTGGCCTGCTTGGTGGAGCAGCGGAAGGCAAGGTTACTGGCGTTGGGAGCGGCGCAAAAGAATTCGCATACGGCGCACTTCCGGCTGGGTTGCTTCAGGGTGCTGGCACTATGCTTGGAGCTAATCGACAAAGGCTCACTGGAGGCATAATCCGTTCTCAGGACATAGAGAGGATTGCACCAGGTCAAATCAAAGCAACTTTCGGTCAGGCTTTCCCTGAGTTCGCAGGTCTTGAAGCTCGCGTCGCTTCCCAGACTGGAAGCCAGGAGCTAAACCAGCAGCTTATTGATCAAGCCAGAGTAATCACAAGAGCTATTCAAACCCGTCCCGACCTAGCGGGAATCCCTGCTGAGGCTCACTCAGATCTCGTAAGCAGAGTGGCTCAAACCATTGGTGGTCTTAGCCCTGAAACCGGTGCTAGGTTGGCCAACGAAGCTCAAAGTGTGAATGATGCGTTTTTGGCCGTTGAACGCGCTCGTTCTGCGGCTCAGAAAAGCCTAGCTCAAGATGCGCTTGCAGAAGCGCAGCAATCCTTCCAAAGGGCCGTTGAGGTTGAGACTCTTAAGGGTGGAATTAGAGGCGGAGCTGTCAGGCCCTATCAATCCGCAGTCATGGGTCGAGAAGTGGAAAACGTGCTTGAGGGAACTAAGAAGGCATTCAATGACCATGCCGACATTCTCTACACTCCAGTCAAACAGTTTGAGAACGACCCTGTATTCGTTCTAACTCAACGAGCTGGTCCGAACCTTCCGTCAGTTGAACAAGAGGTTTTGAACCTGATGGATAAGTATCCTGTTCTCCAAAGTGGAGAGCAAAGCCGTGTATTCACCCCTTACTTGAGAAAACTGGAGGAGATACTGGCCAACAAGATTCCATCATCTCTAAACGATCTTAGAGCTATCAGAAATCAGCTTTACGATGCTTCTGACGCTGCCGGACAAGCCTTTGGGACTGAAGCAAAACGGGATATTAGAGGTGTTGCAAATCGAATTACGCAGACCATAGATTATCAGGCTCCTTCAGCACTCGGTCAGGCAAACGCCGATTCACTGAAAACTGCCAACAAGTTCTACAGCGAGTTTCGTCCCCGCTTTGATGAGTTCGGTGTCTCTCAAGCGTTCAAACCTGAAACGATGGAGACCGGTCAGATGGCCGACTTGTATGTAGGTCGAGTTGCCCGTCAGGGAACTGAAACCTCTTCATTCCAAAATGCGTCGTCACTGCTCGACGACTTAAGTAATGCCAAGGTAAGGAATGTTCCAAGTTCAACCAAACTCACCGACATTACACGATCCGGAATTGTGGATCGTTCAATTGACCCAGCGACCGGTCAGATCGATCTGACCAAGTTGGCCAGTGATCTGAACAACATCTCCAAACAAGGAGGTGGAGGTTTGCAGCAACTTGGGTTTGGAACCACTCAGGAACTTAATCGGTTCGTTCAATACATGCAGAACCTCGATCCGGCCAAAGCCAAGGGACCAGAGGTTGTGCTTGATCTTCTCAAGAGCGGCACTCCTGCCGGCTTTGCGGTGGCATCCCGAGCGGTTCAAACGCTGCCTGATCTTGCTACCGTGGACTCGGTGCTAAAATCCCTCCAAAAACAAGCTATTGCTGGTTCCAAACAAGCCGCTGACACCCTTTTGAATATCCGCGCCAGAGAGATCGAGAATATCCTTCTGGAAGCCAGCAAGACCGGCCCCAAGCCCAACCTCGGGTCATTGATCGAGCTGACCAACCCGGAGATGCGCGGGAAAGTTGAGCTTATCATCGGGCCGAAGCTGCTGAAGACCATTGATGATGTCTTCATGCCAGGATTCCGAGTGATGGAAACAGCCCGTGAAGCCGCCGGTATGGCTGGATCTACGGTTCGCGGTGCCGCGATTGAACGACTCGGAAAAGCTGCTCTGGAAGCTCCTGTTCAGATGGCCAGTGGCGATCTGGTTAAGCCCGCCGTCAGCTTGGCCAGCAAGCTAGGTAGCACCTTGGGATACGCTTACTGGTCTCGGATTCTCGCAAAAGGAGCCGGCGTCAGCGGACTCAGGGACCGCAAGCAGTTCTACGGTTTACTCAAGCAAATCGCTGAAAAACCGCAGCCTCAGCAGCTCCAGCTTCTCCGCCGATACGCAGGCGAGGAAGATTCGTCCGAATAAAATTCGCACGAATTCTCTTGCACGTTTTGCGGCACGTCTCTACTTTCGACGACGTGAGCGTGAAACTCCTGACAATCAAAGAGATCGCAACGGCTCTCGGGACTCATCCCGAGACCGTTCGTCGCTGGATCCGGGGAGGTAAGCTACCGGCCATGAAGGCTACTAAGCGCACGATCCGTGTCCGCTCCGACGTAATCGAAGAAATGCTACGGCAGCAAAATCCATGAACGCAATCGCAACGACAACGCAACAGCCATCATCCGAGATGTACGACAAGATCTCGGACCCCATCACCGCCATCGAGAAGATGGGCGAGTGGATTGCTTCCAGCGGCATGCTGGGATGCACCAAGGTCGAACAAGGTAAACTCATCGCGTGGCAGTGCGCCGCCGAGAAGAAGACCCCGTTCGACTTCAAGCGCGAGTACCACATCATCGGTGGGTCTCTTTCCATGCGCTCCGATGCCATGCTCGCCGGATACCGCGCCCGTGGTGGCAAGGTTCTCTGGAAGCAGTTCGACTCCCGAGCGGCCACCGCGCTCTGGACCTACGATGGCAACTCCTGCGAGATCAGCTTCACCACGGAGGACGCAAAGCTCGCTGGCCTGCTTCCCGCCAAGGCGGGCTCTGGGTGGGCCAAGGATCCCTCCGCAATGCTCCGCGCTCGGTGCATATCCAAAGCGGTTCGCATGCTCGCTCCTGAGGTTGTGGCCGGCATCTACACCCCGGAGGAGACCGAGGACTTCCAGCCTGCTATCGCCGAGGTTGCCGCCGCTCCCACCAAGAGCTTCGACATCACCGCAAAGCTCGAAGCCCTGTTCGAGTCCCGCGAGGAAGATGTCAACGCCCTGCTCATCAAGGCTGGTCGCATCCAAGAGGTAGACCTTCCGCGATCTCCCCGATGCGGTCGCCTCCAAGTACATCGCCAAGCCAGACCTGATCCTCTCCAAGCTGCCTGTGATCGTCACCCCTGAGATCGCCACCACGGAGGTGTCCAATGGTTGATATCATGTACGACATGCCCGCCGCGGATTACCACGCTGCGAAGGCACTCTCCAAGTCCGGCCTCGATCAGTTCCGCAAGTCCCCCGCCCACTTCCGCGCTTGGCAGGATGGCAGGACCAAGAACGAAACCAGCCCCGCGCTGGAGTTCGGTTCCGCCGCTCACTGCGCTGTCCTGGAACCGGAGCGGTTCGTCATCACCTACAAGCTCTTCACCGGCGATCGCCGTACCAAGCAGGGTAAGGAGGACTACCAACTCGTCATCGACAACGGGTTCACTCCGCTCAACCAAGACCAGTGGGAGAGCATCACCGGAGTCGCTGCCGCGGTTCACGCCCATCCTGCTGCTTCTGGCCTACTGGATGGAATTAAGACCGAGGTCTCCTACTTCACTGATTGGTCAGGCATTGAGGTCAAAGCCCGCATCGATGGTCTCGGCAAGGACTACATCATCGACCTCAAAACAACTCAGGATGCGTCGGCAAGCGCGTTCGCCAAGTCCTGCGCTCAGTTCCGCTACCACGTTCAAGCCGCTTGGTACCAGCGCATCACCGGCATCAACCGGTTCGTGTTCATCGCCGTCGAGAAGGAGGCACCGTTCGGTGTCGCTTGCTACGAGCTTGATCAGCAGGCCATCGATCTTGGAAACTCCATCATCGATGAACAACTCAAGACCTTCATCGAATGCCAGGAACTCAACTCTTGGCCTTGTTACTCCTCAACCACTCAAACACTCTCGCTGCCCGCGTGGGCGGCTCGTCAGTCCGAATAACAAACAACACACAACACCATGAAATTCACAGTCGATCGTTCACAAGCTGAAGTTAAGCCGTTCGCCAGCCCCGGCGAATACATCGTCACCGTCAACTCCTGCAAGGATGACAACCTCGATAAGAACGGAAACCCCGTCTGCACCCTGCGCTACAAGGGCGGCAACGGAGAGGTCATCAGCGACCGCTTCGTCCTCAAGGATACCATGATGTGGCGGCTTCAGGCCCTCATCAGTGCCACCGAGGCGAACATCGCAGATGGCGATGAGTTCGACTTCTCCATCGGCGGCGCGTTCTTCCGATTCCTTCAGGGGTTCGTTGGACTCCAGTTGGTGGTCGTCATCGAAGAGGAGAAGTACACTGACAAGAACGGAGCCGAACAGGTTACACTCCGCGTGAAACGCATGAAGAAGGTTCCGGTGGATGTCGATGACATCTAAACCCTGAAAACGAAAGCCCCCCGGAGAGTGCAAGCTCCGGGGGGTGACAACGAGTCCGTAACAAACAATACAGAGCGCAACGACACGCTATGCAGACCAAGAATCATCCCGAAATCGTTTCGACGCAAGCCTTTCTGCTTCGTCCCTACCAACAACGAGCAGTCGAGTGGGCCAAGACTGGTGCCGATGGACTCATCATCGCCCCTGCTGGATGCGGCAAGACACTGATCGCTTCCTCGATCATAAAGTACTACGCGAAACACTTTCCAAACTACCGATTCGGATGGCTCGCCCCTACCCGTGAAACCTGTCAGCAGGCTATAGCCTCGCTCAAAGCGGTGGGCGTGGATCCTTCACTGGTAGACGTGCGTTGCCCGCACGAGTCTGTCGATTTCAGCGGCAAGCATCTGGTCATCATAGACGAGGCGAAGCATGCGCCCGCGACCACCTGGCGGCGCATCATCGAATCAACCCGTGGCCTGCGCTACGGATTCGACGCCACCCCGTGGTGCGACGATAGCGAGCGGAACGAGATCCTGCGTAAGCTATTCCGCGATACCCAGTTCGAGATCCGCCGCGAGGAACTGGCCGGTGTTCTGGCCCACGCGACCGTGTACATGAGTTCGGCCAGCGACTTCCTGATCCAGCGGAAAATCGATGACTACATCGAGAAGCTCTTCACCGATCGCAAGCGGTACATGCGGATCAGCCAGCCGGAACTCCGAGCCATGTGCGCTTGGGAGGCAATCACTGAGATCGGTATCTGCGGCAACAAGCAACGCAACGCCGCGGCGATCATGTTCGCAAATTGCGGTGGTCACTCGCCCACGCTCGTTCTCGTTCCTAGGGTGACCCTCGGGGAGGAATACGCGAAGGCGATCGGTGACGCCGTACTCGTCTACTCCAAGATGGCAAAGAAGGCGCGGCGTGAGGCGATGGAGGAGTTCAAGGCCGGCAACATCAAGACCATGATCGCCACCTCGCTAGCCGATGAGGGTCTTGACCTACCCAACGTCGAGACGCTCGTTATGGTCTCCGGAGGTCGGAGCGCACAGAAAACGATCCAGAGGGCCAGCCGTGCGCTGCGGCGGTCACCAGGTAAGGACCAAGCGTTCATCCACGACTTCAAGGATACCTTCCACCCGCTCGCTCAGGCTCACGCCAACAAGCGGATCAAGTGTTACAAGGAACTCGGATGCGCGATCGTATGAACACCGCACTTACCATCATGGGCATGGCCATCCTCCTGCCCCTCTGCGTGATCGCCGGGATCTATGTAGGCCACTCTCTCACCATCAAATCACAACAAACCAATGACAAACAAAACAATCGTAGCCTGTGACCCAGGCGTGAACGGCGGATTCGCAATCAAAACTCCAGATAGAATCCTCCTGTTTCCAATGCCCGAGTCGTTACCCGACATGCACTATCTCCTCTCCGGGTTTAAGGTAGCAAACTCCCACCTCTGGATCGAGAAGGTGCCGAAGTTCGTGAGCAAGCTGACCCCATCATCCAGTGTCGCCACCCTGCATGAGAACTACGGCATCATCCAAGGACTGGCCTACTCTCTTGGCTACGCTCTCCACCGCGTGGAACCCAAAATCTGGCAGGATCCGCTTGGACTCGGTGGCAAACGCTCCTGCGCCACCGGACCCGAATGGAAGCGCAAGTTGAAGGCCAAAGCCCAGGAACTGTACCCGCACCTCGATGTGACGTTGAAGAACTGCGATGCCTTATTGATTCTCCACTACGCAACCGGAGGCGGTCGATGAGCCAGCAGGCCAAGCGAATGATCAACGATGGTACCGGGGTGTACCAGATGAGCAGAAGCCAAGCCGGGGAAATATATCGTGCAGCGAAGAAATTGAAGAAATATGAAATCAGCTATTGGAATAGGAATAAAAGGAACAAGCAAACCCAAACGAAAGCGTGAGCTAGTTAAACATGTATTAGTGTCACCAGATGTACATACTCAGTTAAAGGCATACGCAGTCAAAAACGGATACAGAACTCAGGGAGTAGCAGACGAAGCAGTCAGTGAATATCTCAAGCGAAAGGAGCAGCAATGACACGCAATGAAACACGAGCCGCTATCCTGATTATGGAGGCGTATTTGGACGGATACCAAATCCAAAGGTGCGGGAAGCATTGGAATCCCAAAGAGTCTTTGAAACCAGATTGGTCCGATACAGATGACCCGTGTTGGGATTTCGACAACTGTTACTACCGCATCAAACCCACCGCCAAGCTCCGCCCGTGGACTGCGGATGAGGTGCCACTGGGGGCGTGGATACGGTACAAAAGAGCGTTGCATGACCGAAGCATCCTCGCATGGACATCAAACCAAGCTGACCGAGATATGTGGCTGGACGAACGCGAACACAGCACCGACGGCGGGAAGAACTGGCTCCCGTGTGGGGTCGTGGAGGAGGCGAAATGAACCATCTCGGTGACACCAACAAAATGGTCGATGACAAAACCATAATCGAATGGAACGCTGATGTCGGAACTCGGTTTCTGACGATCTATCCAGACGGATCGTTCCATATCAACCAAAACACTCCTCCGCTGTACGCGCTTGGAGAACTAGCGAAGGCGTTTATCAAGCAGCAAGACCGCATCAAGCGGCTGGAGGAGGCGGGGGACAGGATGCGACTATTCTGCGCTGATCCTGATGACTGCTTCGCTTGGGATAAAGCTAAGGAGGCAAAGATGTGAGCCAAATAGTCGATGCACACGTTGCATATTGCAATGCGATCAGCGATCTGAGTCGGGACAAGACAGAACTTCTTGAGCGCATCAAACAACTGGAGGACCGCATCCACCGCGCATCAACGGCGTTCTTCCGAGACGGCTCAGACGGACATATTGCGAGTCAAATGCTTCAGATTCTGGAGGAGGAGAGGGGCAAACCATGAACGTCGCGTTCGTTTACAAGCACGAGATGACCAGCGAGGTGCTGGTGGTGGACATCGACCGCGCACGCGAACTCGACGCAGCAAGACCATACTGGCAGCACGTTTCCACGGTGGACCCAATCATCATCCTACAACTCATCGTGCGAGCGAAGGGACGAGCTAGGACCAAGATCATCAAAGAACTAAGCGAGAAACCATGACCATCGAAGAAATGAGAACCATCGACGCCGTCAAGACTTGGAAGGAATTGGAGGAGGCCAAGGAACGGATCAAGCACCTGGAATCAGCCATCCGGAAGACCATCGACGCCAACCGACACCTGGCCGATGGGGACAACTGCACCCTCATCGACCTTAAGAAAGCACTCGCATAACCAACGAATAGAAGAGAAAAATGACGATACTCCAACAATTAGGGTTGACCAAGGAATCCATGTCTCGCATGGTCGGCCATGTCACTCCGTTCAAGGATCCGAACCCTCGGATCAACCGGCGGTGGCCGGCTGTTCCAACCGAGATCCGAGATGCCATCATCAAGGAGGACAAGTCACGCACTTACCCAGAACTATCCAAGAAGTACGGTATCTCACTGTCATGTGTATGGAACATCAGGAACAACAAAAACAACAAACAAAAATAGAGGAACTACAACGATGGAAACAGTTATGTCACGAATTGGCCGATTGCTTGGGGTGCGGATGCATAATCCAACACGGCCTGTGTGTCCAGTGCCACAAAGCACAGAAGCGGTACCGAGCAATACAGATACCTTTGAGGTAGTAGCAGTCAGCAAGAAGAAGAAGAGCAGGAAGCACAACGTCCTGCTCAAACCCAACTACATGAAACTCAGCGATTCAATCGACACGGTTGTCAAACTACGGAGTGAAGGTCTCACCTACCGGCTCATCGGTGAACACCTCAAGCTGTCCAAGCAGCGCGTCTATCAGATCATCCAAGCCGGTCGTCAGCGTGATCTGGATCGGTCTAAGTGGACCTTCGGACTCAGCGTTCGTAACGCCAAGCTGATGGACAGACTTGAATTCAAATGCAAGGAGGACGCTCGCAAGGCGGTTCTATCCGGGGGGATCGCTCCGCTCAAGTGGGCCAACTTCGGTCGCAAGTCCTACAACGACCTCTGCCAGTGGCTCGATGTCAAACCGCTTGAATCGATTCCCAATCGGAAATGTCCTCACTGCGGACTCAAAACATGACCTCTCGTCACCAATACCCACTCGTAGAATCAATCAAGGTGGTCCGTCTCTCCTCGGGGCGGACCATCCGCATTACAAGGGATCGTACCAAGCAGGATCTTAAACTGATCCACGGCGACGGGGATATCCATCTCACCTGCGTCACTCACGCCGACGATCCCATCGAGATGATCAAGACACTGGCCCGCCTCGAAGACGTTCGCTCAGTCGAACTCACCGACGACAAAGGCAACGGAATCATAGTCCACAAACAAAAATAACATGCACCAGTCCTCAACACACGATCTAGTCAACGCGCTCAATATCCTGTCATCCGAACTCGATACACCCGATGGAATCCCCAATGCGCTCTGTGCAGAAGCATCTCAACGTCTCCTTGAGCTGGTCCAGCTCACGAGCGACCTCACAGCACACATCCTCGCCAATCCTGTGCATCACCCTCGATGTAACTCCAAAACCAAGGGTACCTACTGCAATTGTATCCTGGCGCGAGTCCTCCCCACATGAAGACCCCAAGACACGAACAACCTTGGTACGAATCACGCCTGCTCAATAACAAGAAACCAAGCCCCATCACCGAAGAGGAACGAACAAGCATCACCGACGAGAACCGCCGGCTCATCGAGGAGTCGGCTAATATCATTGCCATCGGCGTCAAACGCGGATGGATCTCCTTCCCGGCGAAGACCGAAACCCAGACCTGGGTGCCATCGCCAACCAGTCCCCAACCACCAGATCCTCTCAGCATGATCTGGCCAGAATCCTAACAACCCCGTAACAAGCAACGAATCAACGACATGACAACGCTCCAACGAGCGGCCCTTTGGCTTTCCAAGGTTCCGCCAGCCATCTCCGGATCCGGTGGCCACAACGCCACCTACACCGCCGCAGTCGGTCTCGTCCACGGCTTCGCCCTATCCCATGTGGACAGCCTCACCCTCCTCGAAGACTGGAACAAGTCCTGCCAACCCCCATGGAAGGCCACAGAGCTGGCCTACAAGCTACGGGAAGCCGCGTCCCGCGCTCACAATAAGCCTAGGGGACATCTGCTCGATGCCGGGGGATCATCACCCTCCGGGCCATTCGATCTCAGCAGGGTGACATTCAAGAAGCCGGTGGCCGATGCTGCCCCGGTACCCGTTCCATCGCTCAGCCCCGCCATTCCCGATCCCCAAGCCAGCGAGTTCAAGCGGTTCATGCAGGCCGCGTTCGCCCCGACTGAGGTCGTCTGCATCTGCGACGCTGTCGAGGAAGGTAGGCCAGTCAGTGCAGGCTCGTTCATCACAATCGAGGAATGGCTCAACCGCTTCGATGATCCCCAGTCCCGCATCCTCTCACCGGAGCGCGAGGGGATCTTCGTCCGCATCAACCCCTTCAAGCCCAACCTCTACAGCGGCAGCGACAACGATGTCAGTGCCTACCGTCATGTCCTAGTCGAGTTCGATGACCTACCCAAGCCCGAGCAGGAAAAGCGACTGCGTGACTCTGGCCTGCCCATCACCGTCCTCATCGACTCCGGGGGCAAGAGCATCCACGGCTGGGTCCGGGTCGATGCCCCCAACCGCAAGGAATGGGACGCCCGCCGGGATGAGATCTATCGGGTAATCCCCGGCATCGATGCCAAGAACAAGAACCCCTCCCGCTATTCCCGCCTCCCCGGCGCATGGCGAAGCCCCACCTCGCAGCAGCGGCTGTTGGACACCAACCTCGGGGCCGCATCCTGGGAGGATTGGCTCACCAACCGGGAGACCGACGATGATCAGTCCACGGTGGTCACGGTTAAAGACCTCATCAACTTTGATCCGACCAAAGATCCGGACAACCTCATCGGCAAACGCTGGCTCACCCGCGGCTCATCCATGATCATCAGCGGCGGCACCGGCATCGGGAAGTCATCCATGATGATGCAGATCGTCATCCGCTGGGCTCTAGGCAAAGATTTCTTTGGAATCGCTCCTGTGCGCCCGCTCCGCATCGGTATCGTCCAAGCCGAGAATGACAAGGGCGACCTCGCTGAATCCTTCCGGGGAGTCGTCCAAGGACTCAACATGGGCGTCAGCGACATCGGTATGCTTCAAGAGAACCTCCACTTCCGCACCGAGTCCGTTCGCACCGGAGATCAGTTCCTCGCCTTTGCCCGCCGCTTCATCACACGCTCAAAGCTAGATGTTATCATCGGAGATCCCCTGTTCTCCTACTTCGGCGGCGATCTCAGCGACCAAGGCGAGGTCAGCGTGTTCCTCCGCAACAAGCTCCAGCCCATCCTCCACCAGACCAAGGTCGCTTGGATCTGGATGCACCACATCGGAAAAACCCAGCGCAAGGACGGCGAACCCCTCACCACCATGGAACTGGCCCACGCAGGGTTCGGAAGCTCCGAGCTTGCCAATTGGGCGCGGGAGATCGCGGTCCTTGCAGAAGTAGGCCAATCAAAGCCTAGACGCTTCCAGTTAGCCTTCTGCAAGCGGGGATCGCGTCTCCCGGCCAACACACTCAACCTTCAGCACGCTCCCAGCGGGATCGTATGGGAAAAGTGGAATCCGATGATGATGACGGGGGCGGAGTTGAAGAAGGAGAAGCCGTATCAGACCCGTAAAGGGCGACGCGCATAGCTCGGAACCATTCCTCCGGATCAGCCGCTTTCTCTTCGGGGGGAGCGGCTTGTTGCTGCTCAGGCTTAGGCTCCGGATCCATATCTCCCACCTCATCGTCGGCCACCTCCTCATCCCTCCTGCTACCCTTGCGCCGGCGCAAGGAGACCATCTCATGCTTCACCTTCCGAAGCTCCGTTCTCAACGAAGATATATCACGCTTCAGCTCTGTAACAGTACTCATCAATAGAGATATCTTGTCCAGCTCATCAATAGGCATCCAATCACATCCACGCCACTGGCGATGAATACGATCGTATATCAAGACCGCGCTCTTCAGGTGGCGCATCGAATCAAACGCACGGAGCGCACGGCCCAGTTCACAGCGGAGATTCTCGCGGATGTAGTTCACAACATCAGACCGTGTGGGGTCTGCGTCGTGCCTCATCGGCGGCATCAGGCGGAACATGGCGCGGAGGGTGGAACCATTCTCTAAGTAACTCATGGGACGAACAAGGTAGCTTCTCCCAGGACGCCAGTCAACTATCCAAAAGGAAATTCAAATCGTGGTAGCAGGAAGTTCCCACCCCCCCCCCGCTATCTCCCCTAAAAGGGAGTCTTAATACTCCCTTAAAAGGGAGTCAATAAATGCATCGCCGCTACGCTCTGGGGGGCTCTAACGGCCCCCCGCGGCGGCGGCATTTATTGAGAACCCCCGACTGATTGCGAAGTACCCGTGTTGGTGGTTGTGGTGGTGGATGGAGGATAGCGATTGCTGGAGCGGGAAGGGCCCTAGGAGCGCGTTTGATTGCGAAATGGTCTGTTGATGCGGAATGGGGGTGGCGATCGCTTAGAAACGAAAAGCCCCGGATGGGGGTCCGGGGATCGCTTGGGGGGTGGATGGGGAGGGGATGATTGGCCTACTCTTTGAGCAAGGTGTTTGGGGCCACCGTGATGTAGTAGCCTTGCTCGTAGAGGGGGCTTCCAGGTAAGCAGTGGGCGACCCGATGCTCGGCATCGGAATCCGGGGTATCCCTAGACCAGCCGTGGATGTGATGGATCCGGCAGTAGGGACACCACACTTGTAACAGGTTCCCGGTTCGCTTGCCGGCGAGCAATGGCCAAGCCTTCTTGTTCCAGCGTTTCATTGGCCTACTCCTTTACCCCTCTCGCCTTGGCAATGATCTCACGCGCATAGTCCAGATCCTCGTCGTCGGCCATCGGATGGGTTAGACGCTCCAGAGCGAGCAGCATTTGAGGGGCGCAGGCAATCAGGCGAGCATTGGCCAACTTCTCAGACTCCGGAGTCTCCGCGTTCGCGTGATGGTTGGTTGCCCAGCAAATCAGAGCATCACCAGCGCGGACGTTGATGCCGGTTTGCCGCCAAGGGCCGGGGGTATGTGGGGTTCTCATGGTCGTTGTTCGTTGGTTCGTTGTTCGGGGGACAACCTATCGCACCATCCCCATCGTGGTCAAGTGGGAAAATACCGCACCATGAAGATTTCCTGTACCCCGGTTTCCGAATCTGGATTTCCGAATTCCGAATTCCGTATGGCGTATGGAGGTTTCGGAATACCGCACCATAAGGTCTCGGATCGCGGGGATGATCCCGAAACAGATTTCGGGATGATCGGGCACGGTGTAACGGGGTGGGACATGGGGTGTCGTACAGAGTTCTATGTAAATAGCGGGGTCGGACATTGGGATGTCCGATGGTGGGTGACAGGGGCTTGTGACATTGGGGCTGGCCAACTAGGAAGGCAGGGGCAGACGGGGCTTGGGGCCTTGGGGCTTGGCAGACGGGCCTTGGATTGGCAGGGGCTTGGCAGGGGGCAAACGGGGCATGCCCCTTGGTGAAGCGGAAAGTGGGCAAGGCGGGGCTTTTAATTGACGGTAGGGTATGGGTAGCAGACGGGGCAAACAAAAGGCCCCTAGGGGCTTCCTAGGGGCTTGCAACAGGCGGGGCTTTCCGGGGCTTGTTATGGTTTACCGTTGCCAGCCAGTGCGGACAGAATCAATAGCAAGGTAAACAAAACACATAACGCAAGGTAACCAATCACTCTTAACAGGGGCTTCACTTGGTTGCCCCCAACACTTGGACAGTGTGTGATGGTTCATAGTCAGGGAATGAATCACTGGCATTGATTGGCCAAACATCCTTGCGGTATGTTAGACCTTTTGACTCTGTTGTTCCCATTGAGCGGAACCAATCCGCAGACTTAGTATGAACAGAACAAAATCCTTGCCAATTATTAACGCTCAACAGACGGGGCTTCCTTCCTTGAATGTTAAACTGGCAAACAGTGTTGGGACGCATAGACAGGGGCTTGGTTGCATTATCCGACAACACCTTGGAAATGTTGTCTAAGTCCCGAGACTCAGTGGACCACATATGTGCCCCGCCATTGTTTGAACAATAGGATAATTTACCGTTTCCACACTTGGCCACTGTCAGGGTTTTGCGTTTTGTGTTGATAATGCCAAACACGCCGTAGCCACTCCAATTTGCCTTGGTGTTTTCAAACGGGGCCTTTTGGCTGTTGAACCAATTAAGGAACTGTTCACTGTCACAATGGTTTTCCGCTTTTGGTTCTGGTCCATTGCCAATCCAAGACAAAACACCGTTGTGTGACAATAGAACAGACTTCCTATTGAACGGATGAACATTGGCCAGCATAACACGGGATGTTGCGGTTCTGCCATGGCAAACTAATGCTGTCACATTGGTTGGAATAGAACCGGTTTCTATTCTGTTGCAATCAATCCACTCGGGTAGAGTGACATTGAAGCCCGGATAGTTGCTAGGCTCCAGATAATGGCCAGTGGCGGTTGCGTTGTTACCGTAGATAACAAAACCAAAACCGTCCTTTTGTGATTGGCTAAATATTGAAGCTGTTTTCTCAATCAGTTTCAAGGTTTGCTGTTTGGTGAAGTTGCCAGTGGCTATAAAGAGTTTGCACATAGTGTTTTCGTTGTTCGTTGTTGTTCGTTGTTGGTTGTTGTTATTCGTTTTGAGAGACTGCGGAAGAAACCCTGTCGTCAACAGGCCCTAAATCCCCATACAAACGTTGTTGGCGCAACACGCACCAACTGGCCAACCATTGTGGCAGAATGGCTAGGAACTGGTCCCAATTGCGGGGCATGCTGTTCTGTTTAACTGAGGCCCAACGTGTAAGATATTGGCACAACAATGCCCACGACTCTATTTTGACAACATTGGTTGAGCCTCCTTGCATGCGCCATTCTATAGTACCATGTTCATGTACGCTATCAAAGTTCAACGCTGAGTACCTATTGCCAGCACTGTTTGATCGGAAAGAGTCTGAGTCCCGCCTATTGTTCCCCCATCGGCAATAGCTAGAACGCAAGCGGGATTTAGGAACAAGCTTTTTCAACATTGGATAAATAGAACAGAGCCTGTCGTAAGTCTCACCAACATCACATTGTAACTCTGTTCCGCAACCAACAGGGGGGAAGTGTCGGATATCCACATGTACATGTAAACCACAACGTTGGTTCACTGTTGCTCCTTCCAATAGGGGCTTCAATGACAGGATACCGTTTATGCGTCCATTCTGACCAACCCATGTAAGCTTCCTAAGTTCAATTCCGCCTTGGTTGAGAGAACCATCATGTACATAGTTGCCTAGGCTACCTTTTGGTAAATCGATGTAAGACAGTGGATAATGTTCTATTTCAACACCTAGCAATGAACCAAGTGGCATTGATTGTTTGGCCTTTTGTATCTGAGACAACACTTCCTTTTTCCGCTTCCTTAGTTCTCTAAGTGTTCTCAAATGGTCCACTACATTGAAAGAGCGGGGCATGTAGTCAGGAACTGGCAAGCCCCGTTTCAACAGTTGCGCCAAAAGTGTGTGCTTGGCGGGTATCGGAAAACCATTTACGGGGGCAATCTCAGAATGGTCCATTGTCAGTGGATTGGTAAGGCCCCGTTCCCTGTTGGTTCTGATTGTCTGGTATGTTGAGTAAATGTACCGATTGGTTTTCCGGGAGTAACCAGAAGAACAAAAGGTTGAGAGAAGGATGTTAGACTCTTTCACATTGTACCTCCCATCATTTCAATGAGGCCAACCAAGGCCATAATGGTTGCGAAGGCCAAGACTGCCAAAATGCCAGCTTGGGTTTGACTGAGTGTTCGTTGTTTTTTCATGTTGTTCTGTCGTTTTCCTGAGGTTTTCGCAGGGTTTCGACGGTTTACCATGGTTTTCTACGGTTCACGACACTTTTTTGATTTATGTGGCGAAGTGGCCTTTTTTAGGGGTGAGTTGCTTTCGCATGCGCTACCAGGAAGGAATGAAGAAAGGGGAGAAAGGGAAGGGAAAAGGGAAG